GCGAGGCGATGCGACGCCGCATCGCTCGGCGCAAGGCGTGGGCAGAGACCATGACCATCAACGCGCAGGCACTCGCCCAGCTTGAGGCCGACGTCGAGGCGTTGAGCGAGGCCATCCGGCTGGCATGGAAAGACGAGACGTAGGGGTCTCGCGAGCGGACTATATCTATCTAATGTCTCTTTGTCCTTTTATAGAGGACAAAGAGGACACGAAATATATACACAGTCCGCGCGCGCACGCGAGGCGGTCGTTTTCGCAGTGCTTGTGGTGGCGTCGAGCCTGGGCGTACACTGCGGCGCATGACAGCACCTGAAGTAGGAAAGAACAGGCCGCGCGGTCGCGCAACGCAGCCGCGCAGCGGTCGCGCCAAAGGCACGCCCAACAAGACCACGCAAACGGCGCGTGAGGCCATTGCGATGCTGGTCGAGGCCAACATACCCAAGATGTCGCGCTGGCTCGTGGAGATCGAGAAGCAGCACGGCCCGCTCGCAGCGTGGAAGTGCATGCAGGACGTCGCCGAGTTTCACGTGCCCAAGCTCACGCGCCAGGAGAACGTCGGCGACGGCGGCGGGCCGATGACTGTGGTCATCCACCGCGAGGCGTAGGCCGTGTCGGCACCCTGGCCCCCCAGCTCGGCCGGCCGTAATTCCGTTACGGGTGATTGCGAGCCAGGGCGTTTACACGAGCCAGCCTGCGCCCCTGGACGACGCCCTGGCGAGCATTGACTGACATGACCTGCGTGCCGTACTGGGCAGGCTATGCGCTGGCTGCAGCGCCCGTCCTGACCGCCGCCCTCATCCTCTGGCTGGACCGCGACGGTGGCTGAGATCCACCTGCCCAACGGGTTCAGGCCGCGCGAGATAGGCCAGCGCGGCTTCATGCGCTACATGGATGAAGGCGGGCTGCGTGCCGTCGAGTGCTGGCCGCGCCGCTACGGCAAAGACCTGACCGCGCTGCACCAGACGGTGAAGATGGCGCACCAGCGCCCGGGCATGTACTTCCACATGCTCCCGAACCACGCCCAGGCCAGGAAGGTGCTCTGGGACGCCTTCGACAACGAGGGCCAGCGCATCCTCGACGTCGCCATCCCGCGCGAGCTGCGCGAGTCGACGAACGAGACCGAGATGAAGATCCGGCTCAAGTGCGGCGCACTGTGGCAGCTCGTCGGCTCGGATTACTACGACAGCGTGATGGGCGCCAACCCCTTCGGGCTCGTGTTCAGCGAGGCCGCGCTCACCGACCCGCGCGCGTGGAACTTCTTTCGCCCCATCCTGGCCGGCAACGGCGGCTGGGCCGTGTTCATCAGCACGCCGCGCGGCTATAACCAGTTCTACGACCTGCTGACCTACGCCAAGAGCGACCCGAGCTGGCACTGGTCGCACCTGACCTGCAGCGATACCAAGCACATCAGCGTCGAAGTGCTGGCGAGCGAGCGCGAGCAGATGCCTGATGAGCTGTTCAGGCAAGAGTACATGTGCGACTTCAGCGCGGCCAACGTCGGCGCGATCTTCGGCCGCTACGTCGAGGAGGCCGAGAAGGCGGGCAGGCTCGTCGCGTCCCTGCCGCCGCAGTTCGACTGCGAGACGTGGATCACGAGCGACATCGGTTACCGCGACAAGGCCGCCTTCGTGTGGTGGCGTCGCCTGCGCGGCGGCTTCGAGGTGTTCCACTACGACGAGGGCACAGGCATGGACGCGGCCGACTGGGTCGATCGCCTGCGCGATCAGCCTGCGGCCGACGTCATCGTGCTGCCGCACGACGCGCGCGCGAAGTCGTTCCAGAGCAAGCACACGGTCGTCGAGACTTTCCTGCAGGCAAAGATCGCGCGCGAGGTGCGCGTCAACCCGCAGCGCAAGAAGCAGGACAGCATCAATGCGGGGCGCGTCATGCTGCGCCGCGTGCGCGTCGACGCAACGGCCTGCCACGACCTGCTGCATGCGTTGCGCGCGTACGCCTTCAAGTACGACGACAAGACAAAGACCTTCAGCAGCGAGCCTGACCACAACTGGTCGTCGCACGCGGCTGATGCCTTCATGGAGGGCGCCGCCGCGCTGGCCCTGCTCGACCCTGCGCCCGAGCCGAAGCAGATAATCGTGCCGCCCATCGACCGCAGCTTCTACTTGGAAGACCTGTGGGAGACCGTCGGGTCGCAACAGCGAGGAAGACTATGAACCCGATGCAAGGCGCACTGCCGCCAGCCCCCAAGCGAGTCACTGGTGACGAATCTGGTGAGGACAAGGCCAGCGTCAAGGCCAACGCCACCCCAGAAAAACCGGAGCACAAGCTGCCCAAGGAGGACGCGGGCAAGAGCCCCGCCGATCTCGCCAAGCGCTGGGAGAAGGAGCTGCAGGCGGCCAAGCGCGAGCTGTCGAAGTTCCATCAGACCGGGCGCAAGCTGGTCAACCTCTACCTCGACGAGCGCGACTCTGCCGCGTTCGACAACCGCGACTCGAAGCTGAACCTGTTCTGGTCCAACATCGAGGTGCTGAAGTCCAGCCTGTACGCCAAGCCGCCGAAGGTCGACGTCAGCAACGCCTACAAGGACAGCGAGGACGACGTCAGCCGCGTCGCGGGCAACATCCTGCAGCGACTGCTCAACCACGACGTCGAGGAGGACGACGAGAGCACCTTCCCCGACATCACCCGCCAAGCCGTGAGCGACTACCTAATCGTTGGCCTGGGGCAGGTCTGGTATCGCTACGAGGTCGAGACCGAGGAGAGCGAGATCGCGGCCGTCATGGACCCGCAGACGGGCCAGGAGCTGTCGCCTGCGATGCCGTTCGAGCAGATCACGAGCGAGGAGTGCCCCGCCGACTACATCTACTGGGAGGACTTCTGGTGGTCGCCAGCGCGCACCTGGGGCGAGGTGCGCTGGGTGGCGCGCCGCGTGTACATGAACCGCGAGGAGCTGATCGCGCGCTTCGGCGAGAAGATCGGCAAGGTCATCCCGATCAGCAAGGCGAGGTCGAAGAACGACGGCATCGGGCCGCAGAACGACCCCTGGGAGAAGGCGGGCGTGTTCGAGATCTGGGACAAGACGACCGAGTCGGTCTACTGGCACGTGCTCGGCTTCGACCTGATCTGCGACCACAAGGACGACCCGCTGAAGTTGCGCGGCTTCTTCCCCTGCCCGCCGCCGCTGATTGCCAACATCACGACCAGCAAGGTCATGCCGCGCGCCGACTACCTGCTCGCCCAGGACCAGTACACGCAGATCGACGAACTCTCGACGCGCCTGAAGTACCTGATCAAGGCCTGCAAGATGGTCGGCGTGTACGACAAGAACTCGACCGCCATCGGGCGCGTGTTCCAAGAGGGTATGGAGAACCAGATGCTCCCGGTCGACAACTGGGCCGCGTTCGCCGAGAAAGGCGGCCTGAAGGGCCAGATGGACTTCATCCCCATCGAGGTGGCGATGACCGTGATCCAGGGCCTGACAGCCCAGCGCGATGTGCTCAAGACGAACCTCTACGAGGTGCTTGGCATCGGCGACATCATGCGCGGCATGACCAACCCAGATGAGACGCTCGGCGCCCAGCAGTTGAAGGCGCAATTCGGCGGCAACCGCCTGCAGTTCAAGCAGCAGCAGATCGGCGGCTGGGTGGCGAGCGGCCAGCGCATCAAGGCGCAGATCATCTGCGACAAGTGGCAGCCCCAGACGATCCTGCAGCGGTCGAACATCATGCGCTCGCACGATGCGCAGATCGCGCCCCAGGCGGTCGAGATGCTCAAGCAGGACAGCGACGACAAGATGTACCGCATCACCATCGAGAGCGAGACGATGGCGATGATCGACTGGGCGCAAGAGCGCGACTCGCGCACGCAGTTCATGACGGCCGTGGGCTCGTTCGTCCAGTCGGTCACGCCTCTGATCCAGGCGCAGCCCGCAGCGGCCCCGGTCGTGCTCCAGATGATGAAGTGGGGCCTGGGGGGCTTCCGCGTCGGCAAGGAGATCGAGAGCGTGCTCGACCAAGCCGTCCAGGCCGCGCAGCAGCCCGCACAGCCCGAGCCGCCCAAGCCCGAGGTGCAGGCCGCCATCGACGAGAAGAAGGCCAAGACGGCCAAGGCGGGTGCCGAGGCGCAGTTCAAGCAGGCCGAGACCGCCATCATGCAGCCCGAGGTCAACCACGCGCAGCACGTGTCGCGGGTGCAGCAGGCGCATGTGGCCCAGGGACTACCGCCGCCGCAGCCGCCCCCGTCGGCCCAGGAGCAGGCCGCGCTCGCCGCCAAGCAGATGGCGGGCCAATTCGGCGCGCCGATCGAAGGCGCGTCCGTCCCCAAGGCCCCACTTCAGTGAGGACGACATGAGCACGATGACCGATCTCTTGCGCCAATTCGGCGGCAGCGCGGACGCCGCTGGGGCCATGCTGCGCGGCATGGCGGTGCAGCCGGTGGCGGGCCTCGCTGGCGCGTCTCAGGGCATC